TGGCGCGCCGAGGCAACACCTGCACCTGAACCTAAGCCAGCACTGGAAGAACAAGAGCCAGATGCCGACCTTTACCCCGAAGACCACGCCCGATGGGAAGTGCGGCAGCTTAAGAAAGAGCTTGAGGATGTTAAGAAGTTCAAGCAGCAGCAAGAGCAAGTCAGTACGTTCCAGCGTCAGGTTGCTGGTGTTCAAGCACTTGAGGGGCAATTCAAGGCAACCGCGCCCGATTACGATGATGCCGTGCAGTTCTTGGTGGAAAAAGAAAAGCGCATGAAGCGCTTACTTAACCCTCAAGCCACGGACGCACAGCTTGAGGCTCAAATCCAAACGGAAAAGGTGGCCTTGTTTAAGCAAATCCTAGCCGCTGGCAAAAATCCTGCTGAGATGGTGTATGAAATCGCCAAGCAGGACGGTTGGCAGCCCAAAGGTAAGCAGGCTGCTGCTACGCCCAAACCCAGCCTTAATAAGCTTGCCGATAACCAGCGCCGTGCTGCCAGCATTATCGGTGGAACGCCTGCCGAAAGTTCTGGCAAGGTGACTGCTGAACAATTGTTTAGCATGTCGATGGAACAGCTGCAGAAAAAGCCAGACACGTTCTGGAAAGAGGTTGAGGGTAAGCTGTAATCCTTCCCCCGCAGCCCCGCAACAAGCCCCCTTGACAGGGGGCTTTTATTATTCAACACTTAATTATCGCCTATCGTGTTCGGGCCGTAATTAGAACACGCTTCGCCCTAATGCTGTCTGGGCTGTAATCAAGACTTAGCGCTCCCGTAAAACATAACAGGCTACGCACAGTGCGTACTCTGACCATAAATATTGAAAGGATAGAGATATGTCTACGACTAGTATGACCACCTCTAACGCCCTTACAGTAAAACTTTGGGGGCTAAAAGGCTTTGCCGATACCCTGAAATCTACTGCGTTTGGGCACATGGCTCGCCGTGGCACCATTATGCGTGCTTCCGAGCTTGATAACGCTCGCAAAGGCGATGAAGTAACCGTAAGCTACGTTGGTTTGCTGACTGGACAAGGGCAAACCGAAGGCGGAACGATGACTGGCAATGAAGAAGCGCTTGACCTTCAAGCGTTCAGCATGCGCTGGAACGTAGTGCGCCACGCCGTTGCTAACCCCAACGATGACACCATCGAGCAAACCCGCACGAACGTAGAGTTCGAGCGTAACGGTCGCGAAATGCTGCGCAAGTGGCACGCCTCGCGCTTGGATGCAAGCTGCTTCAACCAACTGGCTGGTATTAACAGCACCACGATGACCGTTGATGGCACCGTTTATAGCGGCGCCGCCCGTACCATCGTGCAAGGTCTGAACACTGTTGCCGCACCAAGCACCAACCGCATCGTGCGTGCTGGCGCTCGTGCTAATGACCAGAGCTTGACTAGCGCTGACACCTTCACCTTGGACTTGATTGACGCCGCTATTGAGCGCGCTGCAACCACGTACCCAACCATTGAGAAGTTGGACGGCGAAGAGTTTGACCTGTTCTTGCACCCACATCAAATCACCGACTTGCGTCGTGATAGCTCGGGTAAAGTGCAATGGCTGCAAATCGCTCTGGCTAACGCCCAAGGTGGTAACAGCGACATGCTGCAGAACACCAGCGGCTACAGCACTGGCATCGTAGGCCGTTACGGCAACGTGAACATCTACAGCCGCGACCGCGTGCCTTTGGGCCAAAGCTCGGCTGATAGCAGCGCTGTTGCCAACACCCGCCGCGCCGTTCTGTGCGGTAAGAACGCCCTTGCTTTTGCAAGCCGTTTCAGCGGTGCCTTGACTGACGTTAAGGAAACTGGCGGTAGCACCCCAATGATGTTCAAAACCGAGTTGAAAGACTATGAGTACATCAAGGGTGTTGAAGGCCGTATGATCTATGGCGTGAAAAAAGTGCAGTTTGACGGTGAGGACTTTGGTTCGATCGTTATCAGCACATACGCTGCAGCCCACTAAGGAAAGGATAAGAATATGGCTATTCCAACCGTGTTCTCTGATGTAGCGGTAAACCCGTTCATCGCCAAAAGTGAACCACAAGGCGTTATTGCCCAAAAGTTCACTGTCACCCTGCCTGCGGGTTTAGCTGCTGGTACAAATATCGGTCTGGTTCGCTTCCAGCGTGGGTTTAGCCCCGTTGCGATGGCGATCGTTGCCACCGATATGGATACCGCAACGACCCTCGTGCTTGACGTAGGTTACATGTACGACAGCGCTTCGACTGGCTCTGACGTGCTGAACGCCTTTGTCAACGACAGCACCATCGGCCAAAGCGCGGGAAGCCTTATCTGGCCTACCGCTGGCGGCTTGCTGACAGGCACCACCTTCACCGCTGCTGGCGATGGCTACTTGAGCCTCACCACCGCTGGTGAAAACATCGAAGTGGCTGGTACGATTACCGGCTACGTACTCTTCACCTACAACCTGTAAGGTGAAGATATGGCTACACTAGCTACCATACGGACGCGAGTGCTGGCTAAGCTTGTGGACGCTGGGGGTTCCATTGCGGAACCCTCGGTGGCCGAAGTTACTGCCGAGATAAACTCGGTGATTGATTTCTATGAACCACAAAACTTGTGGTTTAACGAGGCGACCGCCACAGGCACGCTAACCATTGGCAGCGACGTTGTGCCATTGCCTTCCGATTTTAACCATTTTATTGAACCAAACGCGCTGGTGGTTGAGCAAAGCAACGTGCGTTATCCCCTGATTAAGATTACCCCGCTGCAATATGATAGTATTTATGCCGCAGGCACGGGCTTGCCGCGATACTTCACTTATCGCAACCAAGGCATCCAGCTTTATTTTATCCCTGACCAAGCGTACACCTATTACCTGTATTACAACCGCACCTATGCGGACTTGGTGGCGGATGGGGATAGCAACGATTTTACCAACTACGCCGAGCGCCTGATTGAGTACCGCACGCTTGCCGAGTGCTACCTGAATTACCGCAGCGATGTGGAGATGGGGCGCGAGTACGAGCGCAAAGCCCAAGAGGAGCTTAATAGACTTGTAACCCAATCGCGTCAGCGTTTGGCTACGGGGAACCTAGTGACCGATGACATCACGTCACCGCGCCACGGGGGATTATACTTTAACTAATAGGAGATAAATACATGAGTACATTAGCTCGTGGAGAAGTAGGCCGTATGGTGCGTCAGTTCACCTGCAACGGCGCAACCAACGTAACTGTGAACGCGCCAGAAGTAAACGAGAACAGCACGTTTTCTTTTGGCCTTCGCACTGTAGGTGGCACTGTGGGCGCTATCCCCCGTGTGACAACTGTCACGCCTGGTGTTAGCTTTACTGTGGCTGGAACCGCTGGTGACACCAGCGTTTACAACGTCGTTGTGTTGAGCTAGCCTAATGGGGGCTACGGCCCCCCAAGTTTTAATAAGGAGCGAGTGCGATGCCTAACTCAACCACCAATTATGCGTTTAACCTGCCGCTGGTCAACGACCCGATTGATGCCGACCTTTGGGGCGGGCAGCTTAATAGCAACTGGAGCAGCCTTGATACGTTGTTGAAAACAGTAAGCGATAATATCGCATTGGCTCAAGCCAAAGCAGATGATAGTGTTTGGGTTGGTAAGGTTGACTTTACTGCAACAGCGGCGGCTCCCACACGATGGCTTTTAGCAAGAGGACAGGCTGTCAGCCGCACCACATACTCGGCTTTGTTTGCAGCCATCGGCACAACGTATGGCGTTGGTGACGGTAGCACCACATTTAATGTCCCCGATATTGGTGGCCGTGTTATCGCGGGGCGTGAAAGTACCGCAACACGCCTGACAAGCGGCGTATCAGGTGTAGATGGCGCAACCCTTGGTGCGGCTGGCGGTAATCAAAACATGCAGCAGCACAACCACACTGTGACAGATGCGGGGCACTCTCATGCACAGAACTCTGCCGCATCGATAGGTGGTGGATTGAACGGTATTGCCTCAACATCGAATGTAACAGGGAACGCTTTAAGCACCCAAACCACCGCAAGCGCAACCACAGGCATTACAATCAATAATGCAGGTACAGGCAGCAGCCAAAACGTACAGCCGACCATTGTGCTTAATGCTATCATTTATGTGGGGGTTTAATGACCTACGAACTAAAACCCATCAGCGTTTTACCGGGTGTTGCTCCTTCAACGGACAGCACTCCGCAAAACACGCAGCATTATGTTGCGGCTGACAAGGTGAGGTTTGTGGATGGCGTGCCTGAGAAAATAGGCGGCTGGACAACACTTAACACACTTGGTAACTTCTCAATCCAAGGCGCTGTTCGCAATGTGTATAGTTATATTTTCAACAGCACAACATACTACCTTGTCGGCACACACACCAACCTTTACCGCATTGTTGGCCAGACGCTGTTTAACACCACGCCAGTTAAAACCACCACAAGCGATTACACCAACGCTCTATCCACC